CACATAAGCGGCAACGCCAGCAACACAGTAACCCATCATGGACTTCATCAGAACCTTCTCTAGCACCACCGTAGATGCGAATGCAGAAAGAACCAAGAACGAAGTCGAAACAGGAATACCGAATCTAGTAAGTAACAGAAGAACGGCAGGTGCAAGTGCTTGATACCACTCCACACCTTCAAATGGAATTTTGTTTAGTCTTCCGTATGAGATACTACCATCGTAGGCATACCAACCATACCAGATTGCGAAAAGAAGAACGGAGCCTGCAAAGCCCCACATAATCTTCCAGTTTACTTTTTTGTTACTCGCAATCCAAGTTCCAAGTGTTTGGATTGAATCGTTTGCGATTACACTATACGCGGCGAGGAGAAACCCCACCCACATCCATAACGAAATATCTGACATTACTTCTCTTTCAGTTTGTACAAAGTGTACTTTGTGGTTATTTCGTCGCCTTTTGATATATCTTTGGTAGCGACTAAGACCTTCATATTACCGTTTTTTTCGACGGGTTCAAGTGTAGTGTTTGGATTTTCGCTGTGATTTATGAAACCACCAAGCGGAGTCCTAACATACCCATCTTGGAATCTTGTGTCTGAAATATGAGAGACACCAAACACATAACCCTCTTCTATGTCTTCAACGGCAAAAAGACCCAGACCTTCTATTTCCGAGTCTTTTATTGTTACACACTTTGGAAGAGGGCGATAACTCAAACTCTTCTCCACTCATTCAATCTCAAGGTAGCCTCAAGTCCACTGAAAGTGTTCTTGTCGATTATCTTTTTGATTTCCCGTGTGGAGATACGCATTGCGATATCGTTGATATCCTTCTCGTAAATTGAGTCGGGCCAGATACACACATTTTTGCCCATCTCAATTAAGCGTTCATTGTAACTCACAATTTGTTTGTTTCTGGGTTCATTGTCAAGAACGTAAACACCTTCACTTCTCTTTAGATGTTCTGGTATTTGGTCTAATGCACCCGCCCCAACCATAGCAATTGTGTTTGGTATAAACAAACTATCCAAAGGACCTTCCACGATATAAACAGTTTTACTTGGATTCACTCTCCACTGACCATACCAAAGTCGGTCTGAAGACTTATCTGTTTTTACTGTAAGATACTTTGCGGTTGCTCTTGCGTTGTTTTCATCTTTCATATTCAACGCTCTACCCTGTGCGGCAACAACATCGCCATTTTTATTATAAAAAGGTATGACCAGTCTTGGTTCAAATCCACATGCATTCGGAATTTCTGAATCCATATTTTTCATGAACCTGCCAAAGTTTTCACAGAAGTATAGAAGTTTCCAGTGTTGCTTTGGTATCTTTCGAAGGTTCAAGAATGTTACACAAAAGTGGTCTTCTGGTAATTCATTGACCGAAACACAATCCTTAAGATACTTATTTGATTTGTTGGGTTGTGGTTTTCTGTCGAAAGTAAACATCTCTTTTATTTCCGGCTTCTTATAATTAGAATGACCACTTTCCCCATCCTTCCACCTCTGCAATTGATATTCCTTGCAAAGAGAAGGATTGATTTCCTTTAAAAAATTATATAGGGTAGAACCATAACCACAGTTATGACATTTGTAAAAGAAATCATTACCTTTTTGGTAAAAAAATCCCCTTGCTTTACTTTTGTTTTTTTGGGAATCACCACAAATTGGACATGAGCAATTCGCAAGATTACCCCGTTTCCACTTGAAGTTTCTTAGAGTTGCTGAGACTCTATTGATATACGTCTTATCCGTGTGGGTTGCCATTGATTCCGTTTCGCTCGTCTTCTTCCTTCAGTTCTTGAATCCACCTGTCTGCCCACTCTTTCCACTCACGGAGGTCTTCTTCCTCTGGGGTGAGTCTCTTCTTGGGTGACTTGTTAAACTTCTTCTTGATATTAGTGTTTTTTTCTTTCATGACTGCTCCTAAATTTTCCAGTCTGTAAACTTGTCGCCAACACTCTTGGCGAACTTTGAATCAAAACTTTTACCATCAAATCCACTTCCATTGGTCGTAGTGGACGATGTACCAATTAAATTAGATTGTGCCGTATCCTCTAGGTCGAATAGTTTCATTTTTGCTCTGTTTATACCTAGAACAAATTTCCTATCACTCGAAACATCATTGTATCTATTTTTTAGTTGTTTTACAAGAACTTGTCCGAGTTCATCTAGTTCCTCTGTCGATATCAGTGCTATCATGAAGTCCGCTGTTGCCGGAAGACCAAATGATTCCGATGTATCTTCAAGACCAACATCACTTGAAGTGTATCCTGTTCGATTCACCTGTGTTGCAGACCAGACAGGGACATTTCTCTCCACAGCAAGTCCCCTCAACTCTTCAGCGATAGCCTTAATGAAGATATAGGAATTGACACTACCGGACATCTTCATTCTTGAGGAAGAACAAATATTTAGATAGTCAACAAAAATAATGTCAGGTTTAAATTTTCGTTTTAGATTTAGTTCATCTAGCAAGTGTCGAAAGTGATTAACATTTGCAACTGCGGTTGGGTATTCTTTTACAATAAGTTTACCCTTGATATCTTTTTGCAATCTATCAATCTTTTTCTTGTAGAAGTCTCTAGGAAGTTCTTTCAACTCATCCATTGTGATGTCCATGAGGTTCGCATCAATTCGTTCTGCGATTCTTTCCTCTGCCATCTCACAGGTGATGTAAAGAACATTCATATTTTGTGCTAAACAACTTGCGGCATGATGACACATGAAAAGAGATTTACCAACACCAGTTCCCGCCATGACTATGTTTAGTGTCTTGGTAGGAGTACCACCCGATGTGATTGTATTCATATATTCCAAGTCGAAGGGAATTTTAGATTCTACTTTGTGGTAGAAGTCGAATCGTTCTTCTGAGTCTTCGATGTAGTCGTGTCCGACGCTTGTGTCGAAGGATACGGACAGTGCATCCGAGAGAATTTCTGGTATTGCGTTCTCCGTCTGTTGGCTCTTTGACTTGCCGTCGATGATGTGGATTGACTCCATGATGGCATTGTACACCGCCTTGTCTTTACAAAATTTTTCTGTTTGGTCGATTAACCATTGCTCGTCTGATTCGGTTTCTCGATTTTCATGCAACTCATTAATTTTTTCAATTGCTGTATTGTATGAATCTGAATTTAATCCTTTGTCCTTGTCCAAAGAAATTATCAGTGCTTCTTTGGTGGGGGGATTGTTGTACTCGGAAATGAATCCCAAAATATTCGTTAGGATTCTCTTCTCAACTCCATCCGAAAAATATTCTTCCTTCAGGAAGGGAACAACTTTTCTGGCATACTCATCATTGTACATCAGATTCCGAAGAATCATTTTTTCCACTGTCTCTGTCATATTCTAATCCGCCTGTTTTCATTTCTCTTTCGAGAACATCCATAATGATGTCTCCAAAAATTCCTTTAACCCGTTGTGGTTTGACATCCGCATCGTTAGGGTTCTCGATTAGATTATAATCGAAGTGAACTTTAATGGAATCATTTTCTTCGTAAAATTGTACTCGACCATAATCAAATACAACACCGGAGAACTCCCCACTCAATATCCTGATTGACTGTTGTTCATTACCGTCAACGTAGGTATATTGAACGGGGGGTTCTTGTTCAGGAAATATCGGCGTTATCGGCTTCTTCTGAAAAACTTTCTTCAGCCACGCTAGAACCATATTTAAATTCCTTTGCAACACATTTTTCTAGTTGCTCCATTACATCTTCGGTGAAATACTTTTCTGGGTCTTTGTAGATAGACTTTTCGTATACCTTTGTCCCGTCCGGCATTTCAATTCGAGTCGAAACCTTCTTGAAGATTTCATACTTCAGTGCAATATCAACCAATCCATAGTACGGGTTCAATCCACTATCGTAGTTCAACATCACATCAACCAAAGCATTTTCTTTTGTCAATCGACTCTTGAACAGCCTACAGTGAATAACATTACCAATGACATCAGTTCCCTCTTTCACCTTTCTCTTGGAGAGGAAGATGATTGTGGAAGCGGCATACTTCAGACCCGAACCACCACCCATTTCCTTCTGGGGGAACATAGAACCAATTACGTCATAGGTGTGGTTGGTTAGAATTAGTGGAATTCCAGCCTTACCCAACTTGAGAGTAAGAACACGGAAAGTAGACTTAACCGCTTGGGCGCGAGTCATATCTCTTGTGGTCTTTCCGTCTGCGGTGTCTGTCATTTCCTTAAGAGTCGAAAGCATTCCAAGTGAGTCAAGAACGATTACAATCGGAACTCTCTCATCTTCTGGAAGTTCGTTGTACTTATCAACAATCTTAATTGCTTGTTCACGGAACTCTTCTACGGTAGCGACTGGGAAAATACCAACACGCGCCGGGTCGATTCCTCGTTCTGCAATCATCTCTGAAGTAACTGCCGACTCTGTGTCGAAGTACAGAACATTTCCATTCGGATTATCCTTTAGAAACTTGTCACAGATACCAAGAGCGAAATAGGTTTTACCTGTTGCGGACTCTCCTGCTAGAGCAGTAATTTTATTATTAGGAATACCACCATAAAGGGAACCAGAAAGAAGAGCGTTAAATGCATAACATCCAGTATCAACAAACCCATGAACATCAGAACCTTCGATACCATCTCCTGCAATTGACGCATACTCGTTACCAGTTTCCTTTATAAACGATTTTAAAAAATCAGACATTTGACCTCCTTCAAGTTGAAATCTTCAATCCACCATCAGAACCCATAGGACCACCTACGATAGTTTTATCGGGAACAAGAAGCGGATTCTTGTTGTGCGCCTTGGTGTATTCCTTTTCTAGTTCAGGAATAGGATTCCCAATAGCCAGCATTTTGCTCTTTTCCATGACAACCGTGTCATCCTCAAACTGAGCAAGAGGCATCCACGGAATCATACCAACACCACGGTCTTGCATCATGAGCAGAGCGGCATTCTTCATGGTCACATGGGTTTCTGTTTCTTCAAGCATGTCGAAGACAACATCTTCGCCAGTTACAAATTTAGTTACTTTAATGTTCATACGAATAAATCCTCCAAGGTATTTCGTTTTTCAGTCTGCCATCCTATTGTGTCTAGGATGTTTTTAAGTGGTTCTAAGAATGACTTCTCGAATTGCATATTGTAATCTACAAATCTTGTCAAGTCAAACTCTTTCGGTAAACTAGAGGAAAAAGATATTACTCTTTCTCCACACGGATTAGGCACTTTCAGATAAATGAACTTGATTTTTTCTCCATCCTTTATCTGTTGATACCTTTTAGTTAGGTTTTCTTTCTTGAGTGTATGATTAAAAATCAAAGCACCCTTTACTGCAATGGGCGTTCCTTTTCTGAAAATTTGAGAAGGACACCTATATCGGTCAATTCCATTTACACTTCTGGGAAAGGCAATATCTTCTGCATCGAAGGAATTGAATTTGTTTCTAAAGTTGGTGATAAATTCAACAACAGTTTTTTCGTCGGTGGTTAGAATTAGATTAATCGCATCAGTAAGTGCATCTCTAACAACCTGTGGTGTAGAACTTCGGGTGGTTTCGATGCCCATGATTTTCATCTTTGGTGTATCATACCGAACACCCTCGGAATCGTGGACATTAAGCATGTATCTCTTCTTTGCAGTCCAAATACCTTTGTCTGCAATGCACTCCCTATCCATGACCATTTTGTTTTCATACGCATTCATCATGGATGCAAGTTCATCATACCTCTTTTTAATCTCTGGTAGAATTACTTCCTTAGAGGCTTTGTCGAGGAATTCAACCACCTCTGACTGGGACTTACCCCCACAAACCTTGTCCACCAAATTCCCAAGGCGAAGATAAACAGAATCTGTGTCAGATGCCACAACATAATCATAATCCTCCGTTCCAATAGTTTTGTTCAAAAATTCGTTTAGTTTGTTTTCAATCCACCGAATACTCAATTGACCGGACAGTGTGATTGCTTCAGCCATGTCAACATCGAAGTATCGGAAGTACTGATTACCAATCGCACCATAAGCGGAGTTTAGTTGAACCTTTCTAACCAATTGAAAATTCTTATACTTTGCAATCTGATTGTCTTTTTGCGAAAGAAGTTTTTTCACATCAGCACCCAAAGCACCGGACTTCAATATTGACTGCTTCTCTTTTTGGCACTCAATCATCTTCTTCTTGTACATTTTGCGTTCTTTGTACAACTTCTCCATGAGAGAAGGAAGAAATCCTTGATGGTCTTTGCGATAAGAAGTACCATTCGCCGCAACAGAATTATTTGCGTGAGTAACTTTTTTACCCTGAAGAATTGTGTTGGGTGTTATGCAATAGTCTTTGTCCTTTTGCACCTTTGTCTCTGGACTGATGTTGTATTGCATAATCAGGTGAGGATACAGGCTGTTCAAGTCAAACGAAACAACCCAATCGTGCATACCGACAATGGGGTCTTTCACATACGCACCGGCGTACTGAGTGTCCTTCGATTGGAATTTCTTAGGAGGGATGACGACATTATGTTCCCTTAGATAGTGGTAGATAATGCAGTCCCAAGTTTTAACCTGAGAGAATACATCAGAGAAATTTACCTTTGCACTATAGGCAATCGCTACGGCAAGTTCGATGAGTCTCATCTTCTCTTCGAGACGAAAAACCAAGTCAACATCCTTGACGTTGTATTCGATAAACTTCTGGAAGTCCTTTTTGTAGAACTCCGCCATGTTGTCAAATTCTTCATAAGACAACTTCCGTTCACCCAACTCAACAAATGCAATGTGGTCGAGTCGATATGATTCTTGGTTCTGAAATGTAAACTTCTTGTAGAGGTCATAGTAGTCCAGAGTAGCAACACCCCGAATGTCATATGCCGTCTGTGTTCCGCGTTGTGTTTCAATGCTTTTCTGTTTTACAATCTTCCACGGAGACAGTAGTTTGGAAACCTCTTCCCCAATAATTCTATT